GAGCCATACCTTGCGGCATCGGTCACTTGGTGGCATTCTATCTCATAGCCATCAGCTATCCATTCACCTCATCCGTACCAATCATCGGTCTTAGTGGCTTTATCTATGCTTACATGGGCTTTATCGCCCCATACGTAGAGAATAAGGTAAGATACAATCTCACCATTCTCCTATATATCTGTGTTGGAATCTTCTTCCCTTGCATGGCAGTTGGAGTCCACATCTATTGCTATGTACTTGGTCTGTTGTGGGGATATTTAAATGCACCGCTATGCCAAGACAAGTAACCGCCAAACTGACTGATGCTGTAGACAAACATGTACTGGGCATCCTGAAGGAGAACGAGAAACGCATCAAGGAAATCAACACACCTTTCAATCCTATCAAGGGTGAAGGTTGTGGAGATAAGCGATTCCTGCTCTTCCTTCCTGATTTCCCGATTCAGAGACAGCAGCTTCCAGTTTCCATGAAGAAGATTCCGCTCGTCAAGATGCTCATCGAATTGGGTAGCTGCAAGGCTGTAATCGAGGAACTGCACAAGGATATAGACGAACCATACGACCTAGAAGAAGAGATTGAGCAACTGGTGGAGCAGTTCACTCGCATCAGAATGAAACATGACCCCTTCTTCTTCTTTGCCACATTCATCTATATCAAACCGAAAGGTGGAGGTCTCCCCTTTCGCTTTGTGCTCAGAAGACCGCAACGCAGACTGCTCAGGTGGCTGGAGGAGCGAAGAAAGAAGAATCGCCCTATCCGACTCATCCTGCTGAAAGCACGACAATGGGGAGGTTCAACGGTTATTCAGATGTACTTCCTATGGTTGCAACTCATGTGGCAGAAGGGTCTCAACTCGCTCATCGTGGCTCAGGTTAAGGACACAGCAGAGACCATTCGAGGTATGTTCGAGGAAGCTCTGAAAAACTTCCCTACCAAGTTCCTCTACGAAATGGGAGAAGCATTCTCTGAGAACGAGCCGAAGTTTGTTGGAGTAGGAACATCAGGTAATGTAAAGAAGGTTCCTCAGCGATTCTGCAAGATTAAAGTGGGTTCCATGGAACGACCATTGTCAGCCAATGGTGAAGACTACAACTTGGTACACCTTTCCGAGGTGGGTTTGTGGAAAAAGACAGATGGTAAATCTCCTGAGGAGGTAGTACAGAATGCAACAAATGGTATCTTGTATCGACCATACACAATGATTGCCTATGAATCCACCGCCAATGGTACTGGCAACTTCTTCCACAAGGAGTGGCTTGCAGCAGTCAAGGGAGAATCTCAGTTTGAGCCGTTCTTTGTTCCTTGGTACGAGATATACGATATGTATCATCTTGAATTTGAAAGCAAGAAACAGAAGGTAGAGTTTGCCAAATGGCTATACGAGAACCGCAACAATACCAATACGATGTCCGACCGAGAGGAGCCATGTACCTATCTTTGGAAGTTATGGACACTGGGTGCTCCGCTTGAAGCCATCAACTGGTATATTGCCGAGCGCAGGAAATTCACCGACCATGCCGATATGGCTGCTGGCTACCCTACCGATGATATTGAAGCATTCAAGCATTCAGGAGCCAAGGTATTTGCCGAAGACAAGGTTGACAAGTTCCGCAAGGGATGCCGAGCACCTAAGTTCATCGGTGATGTTTATGGTGATGGCTACAAGGGCAAGAAGTGTATGCAGAATGTCCGATTCTGTGAAGACAAGCAGGGGCAGTTGTGGATATGGAGCAAGCCTGAGACCTTTGATGATTGCAAGGTGATAAACCGCTATCTGGTTGTAGTGGATATTGGTGGACGTAGCAAGAATGCAGACTGGTCTGTTATCTGTGTCTTCGACCGCTATTGGATGATGGAAGGTGGCAAGCCGTATGTGGTAGCCCAATGGTATGGGCACATTGATATGGACTTGCTGGCATGGAAGGCGGCTCAGATTGCCAAATACTACAACGATGCTCTGTTGGTGATTGAATCCAACACAGTGGAAACAAAAGACAAGGAGCACATCTTGGAAGGTGGTGACCAGTCTGAGTTCATCCTGAATCAAATCAAGGACGTATACGATAATCTCTATGCACGCAAGCAGAGTGAATCAGACATTAAGAATAAGGTTCCAGTGAAGTACGGATTCCATACCAATGTAGCAACCAAGCCAATGGTTATCTCAGTATTGGTTCAGACTATCCGTGAACAACTCTATGTAGAGCGAGACGATAGATGCTTAGATGAATATCTCACCTACGAGAAGAACGGAACCGTATACGAGGCAGCAGACGGAAAGCACGATGATTTGCTCATGACCAGAGCCATCGGTCTCCACATCTGTTTCAATGAAATGGAAATGCCAAAGATGATACAGAATCAGGCAAGAGTAATGAGAAGAAAGGTTTCTGTTTCGGCAGCAACCATCACATAGTTTCAAACATTAATAATTACGATTATGAAAGTAACAAAGATTTTCAAGCGCATCAAGTGCGAAATCATGTACCGCCAAGCTACGGCTAAGGCAGACTACGCATCAAAGAAGAACCATGGTGAAATCTTCTACGTCCTTCCTACGCAGAAGGGCAACCTCATGATTATGAACCGCTCACTCTTCGAGGCATTCAAGAAGACAAAACTGGTAGACAACGACATGAAGGTCAGAGACCTCTTCAAGGATTGTGTCTATCATACCAACTGCAAGAGTGAGAAGGGAAAGCGCAGCCGCAAGCGCAAATTTCTCAGATGGAAGGGCTTAATCTAAAATTTTTCTGCCCTAAATAAACGGATAAAAGATAGGTGGAGAAAATTCTGCCTATCTTTGCCTATTATTAATAATGTGTACCAAATATGATTTATAAAATAGTACAAGGAAATAGTTTCAAACTCCACATCTTGGTGCGGAAGATGGACGTATCGAAAGAGTTCCAGCGACTCGTAGACTTCGATATGAATCTGGCTACCGACATCAGAGTTGAGTTGTCGGGCTGTTTCTGCAATACAATTTCTGTTCCAGTTCAAGTAGCAGGAATCCAAGGCAACGTACTGATATGCGACATTCCTTCCACTCTTGATTACGGAAACTATAACGTCAGGGTATCATGGAAGTATGAGGGCAGCGAAATGGTCAGCATCGAGCGCAACCTTCTGAGAATCGTAGAACACAACTCTATGAGTAATGTTCCTATCGGCATCACGGAAGGAGAGCATACTGGCTTATTCAACCTCCGCTACTACATCGTGACCGAGAATCAGTCTACTTGCCCTATTTCTTTCATCGTTGATAACGCTAAATTCAGCTACACCATCAATGGTGAAACCCAAATGGTGGAGAATCAGGAGAACTTCGTAATTAACGGAACTATCAGCAACGGAAAGAAACTGGAAGCTCAGTTCATGCCTATAGAAGGTTTTAGTATCGGTCAGGTAAAGGTTATCATGGACGGAAAGGACGTTACTGATGAATATTACAACAGCAACACCCACAAGGTATTCATCCCAGCCGTATCAGGTTATGTTACCATCACAGCAAGCGGAACCGTCAAGGCAAGTTATTATGGAGCTTCATCAGCCAAGAACATGAGTGAGTTGAACATGGAAGACCTTACGCTTATGGAAGGCACTCTTGTCGGTCAGACTCTCACCATCACAACCACGGAAGAGAAACCATACATCTGGTTTGCAAGCCGCCAGCCGCTCATCTTCAACCAATGCGGTTTCGAGGCATCCATGAACACCACAAAGCTAGGTGACCTCTACTACTATTGGTCAGACGAACTTGTAGCTGGTGATGATAACGAATATCAAATTAAATTAAAAGAATAATATGGCAGAAAAGAAAAAGTACAACAGCATCCTTGTAAGTGGGCGCAAAGACGAGACTCTGACATATACGAAGTACATCAAAGACGAGGAATCAGGAGAATCCGTCAAGGAATCACTCGACAAGAAGGTCAATGTAACGGATAAGTTAGAGACTCAGCAAATCAAGGATGGTGCTATCACCAACGAAAAGATGGCTGCTGGTTCTGTTGGCAACACCAATCTCCAAGATGGTTCTGTCAGCACCGAGAAACTGGAGGACGGAAGTATCACCAATGAGAAGTTGGCAGAGAACTCCATCACCAAAGACAAGTTGAAAGACAACACCATCGGTGTAGAGAAGTTAGACCCAGAGCTTCGTCAGACTATTAATGCTGCTACTGGTCTTCCTAAGGATTTGGTAGAAACCATTCAGAACGTAAATGATACGCTGAGAGACCATCAGAGCCAGCTAGATGATAAGCAGCAGCAAATCACCGCCAACGATGAAGACATTTCATTGTTGCAGACTCGCAGTAATCAGATGGAAGAAACCATCAAGTCTATAGCCGCTACTGGTGGTGCAAGTCAGGCTACAGCAGTTACCTATAATAATGAGAAGTCAAAACTTACCGCAGTCAATATCCAAAGTGCAGTAGATGAGGTCATAGATAAGGCTTCCATCAAGGATGAGGAAGGTAATGTTCAAGATACTCCATTCAGAGTTATAGAGAATGAAGAGTTTATCAAGGCTGTAGTAGATTCTGAGGATAGGATTATCTATGGTATCTATAGAGATACTGGTAAGCCTTATTATCCTCAGAATGAAATGTACCACATTTCTCAAAGCGAAGAGTTCCTTTGGGTTATTCTTGATGCTGCTAATCATCCTCTTCTTGGTATTCAGCAAGATGGTACTTGTTGGGCAGCAAAGGCTCAGTGGCTTGATGATATTAAGGCTATCAAGAATGCTCTTTCAAGCATTGATGAAACCCTCAAAACCTTCCAGCCAAAGGAAGATGGTAAGGGGTTGATAAACCTTGATGTAGCTGACAGCTTCTTCTATATTTCTAATGATGAGTATATCATTGCAGTAGTAGATGCAGAAAACAGAATCCTTGCAGGAATCAAATATGATGGAGAGCCATATTTCCCTAACCATGAAATGTACTCTGTAATAACCAATGAGGAATGGCTTTATGCTATCATTGATGCAGAGAATAAGGTTCTTGGTGGTTTCCGTGCTGATGATGGGCACATGGTTGTTGGTGGTATTGACATTAGTACTTTTATCTCCGATGCTATTATTGATATATCAGACATCAAAGAGCGTACAGCCCATCTTTCTACGATGGACAATGATGAATATCTTTCTGTTGAAACTGATGCAGATGGTAAGGTAATTGGATATACTGCTCCTGATGGTAGCCATTATCTCTATAAGGTAAAATCTGAGACTATTCCGACAGAGTTTTCTCATATTGAAGACCATGAGGGAAGAATGGAAATTACTACTGATACAGAAGGTAATATTCTTGGCTACCGCAATGATGAAGGAGTACGCTGTGAGTATAAAATGAATATTGACAACTTAAATGTTGAAAATTTAAATCTGGGAAAGAATGCACAAAAATATGTGATTGATTTAATCAATTCACAACCAAAAGAGGTAAATGTTAGAAAATGGCATTTACCAAGTTATGGTGCAGTGAATATCAAACAAGAAACATTTTTCCTTACTGCCAACGATGGTTATTCAGACAAAACTGGCATTTATCCTATAGTTATCAATGAAGATACCCAGGAAAATGCTAAAAAAGGTCTGACTGTCTTACAGTTCTTTGTTAAATCAACATTGAAAGATGAAGGAAATGGAGTATATTCCAAACTGGATAATAGTGTTGGGTTAGACTTTTATGTACCATCGAAGGTTACCTATGTAAATGAAGTTCCCTATGTGACAAGTTCTTTGACTAAGAATGAAATTGATGGAACCTATAGTGTTAATGAAACAAGTATAAAGGTTACAAAGATAACAGATTCTCCAACAATAGGTGCATGGTCAGTAGATAAGGAAACAGAGCATCAGTGTGTGGTTGAAATTGACTTCGGTCATTATCTGAATGGAACTTATAATATAGGTGTAAAATATCAAGGTTCCTCAACGCTCTATAACAGAAAGCGTAACTTTAGATTCACTTTCTATAAAGATTCTAGTTTCTCTAAGAAAAATAAGATTAAAATTGGAGAAATGGTGCGTGTTAGTGGTTTTAATCTTAAAGCAAATTATACAGATAATACGCGAATAAAAGAACTCTTGATGAATAGAATTTTTATGTCTATTTGGGAAGACAGAGGCAAGCTTCATAGTTATCCATGGGAGGCAGAAGAAATTCCTTGCAGTGGTGCTACGGGTATGATTAAGGGATTCCCTATAAGAGTTAATATCGGAGGTAATTTTTATGGTATTGATGTTTTCGGATTGAAAAAGGACGAAAAGAACTATCTTCTAGACGGAGATACTAGTGGTATGATTGTTAGTGGAACACGTGGAAACACAAATGACCCAAATAACTGGACTGCTGCAAAGCCAGAAGATTGGGAAGATGAGATGAATGATGAATTAACCGAATCAAACAAACAGGCTTTAACAGACTTCTTCTCTTTCATCAATTCAGAAAACTTCACTAAGGAAAATGTACCACAAAGAATGTCTGTTATAGACTGGATTGACTATTTTATAGGGTTACAGGTATTCTTGATGAGAGACAACACTTGTCGTAACATGATTCTTTATGCAAAAGAGGATAAGAAAAAGTTATATCCATTCTTCTACGATTTAGATTTGTCATGGTTCTTCTATGATAATAACTATAATTTACTGAGCCCACTTTAAAAAGGGGCATATTTTGAATCCAGCATGACCAGTGTGGTCATTCTGAGTGAAACATAGCAATCG